AAGAGCACTTGCTCCTTTGCCCTGCTCTGCAATAGCCCTGCTCACTCCACGGCCTGTTGCCTTGTCGAAGTACCGTTCGCCGTTAACAGCGATTTCTCTAGTGTACTTGGAAGCATCGTACAACGGCCTGCGTGCATCTCTAAATTCTGTTTTAGCCCGCCTCCACGCATCAACTATACCACCACTTGCTTTATTGACAGCAAGAAATTCTGACTGTACTACTGCCATTTCAGCGGGAGTCATAAACTTCCCTGTGAGTGCTCTTGCTCGCGCAACGTCCTGTGCTGCCAGCTTTGCCCTTTGTTGCGTCCGTCCGAACATCATCATGCCAGCAAGCCCACGCTCAACACCCAACGCACCAATCAAAGGCGTCAGTCGTCCTAGAGCACCCACAAGAACCATTACTGTTCCTGCTAGTGTTGTGATTACTGCACCCCATGCAAGGAACGACCCAATCGTTCCCTTAGTTGCATCGTTTAGACCGTTAAATGCATCCAGTCCTTTCTGGAGAATACCAATCATCTTAGAGAATGCCGGAATAGCACCGGCACCAATCTGCATAGAGAATACCTTAAGCTGATTGACAAACTCCTTGAACTGAACACCGGGCGTCTGTGACAGTGCTTTCACAGAGCGGGTAAACTCGATATTGTCACCCTTTACTCGTCCAAGCAAATCAGAATATCCGCCCATATCATTAGTCAACTCAACCAATGCACGGCGGGCCTGGATCGTGCCTTCTGTACCAGCAAATGTATGAAGAAAGTTCTGCCATGACATTCGACCAGATTCCAGTCCAGGGAAGCGCTTAATAATCCTCTGCAAGACAGTATCCAGCGGTAGCATCCGATTATTAACGTCCCGGATTGCTACACCCTGTTTCTTCAGGTTCTCTACAGTCTTTTGTCTGTTCAAAATTTCCAGTGCTCTTGCATATCCTGTGGATGCTCTGGAAACATTACCCAGGTTTCTGGTCAGGAACGCCATTGTACCAACCATATCGTCAAACGTCTGATTCTGCTGGTGTGCAGCAGGCACAGTCGTTGCAAGAGACTGTGAGAACTCATCGAACGTCATGCGTCCGAAACGGACACCTGCAAACATTCTCTGCAATAGCTGTGGTGCTCTACTGACTGGAACGTTAAAGTTGTTCATGGCGGTAATAACGCCTTGAGTTACGTTCTCCAATGGTGCCATACCGCCGATAGCAGCGTCACTCAAGACACGTAAGAGTCTAACACTGCCCTTAGCCGAGATTGTCATTGACGAGTTAATCTCATAAAGAGCGTCCGTCAGTTCCTGGGACGAGCTTGCACTGTGTCGCATAACATCTTGCACAGCAGGCCCCATCATTGTAGCATTCTTAGTAATATCGTTAAACGAATGTCCTGTCTGAGTAGCTGCTCTGACAACCGCTGTGTTAAAGTTTGCAGCCTGTACCGCCATTGCACCTAGAGCCGCAGTTCCAATAGCTCCTGTGTACTGCAATGCACGTCCAGAATCGGACAGTGCCCTAAACCCGGCACTGACACGTTCCCACTTTTGCTGTCTAAGTGAGGCGCCTAATGCGGCTTCCTGGAGCGTCAATCGTTTTAAACTGTTCTGAGTAGCCTCAAGCTGTTGTGCATATCTAAACTGTGCATCGGTGTCACCAGCTAACGCTGCTCCACGCAATCTTGATGTTTGAGCATTTTGCCGTGCCAGCAATGTACCTCTGCTAGCAGCTAGCTGGAGTGCCCGCTCTGAAGCTAGAGACTGACGTGTGAGAGTAGAGAGATTCCTGCCGACAGAGGCAAGTGTCCGTGACGCCTGATCCTGCGCCCGGACAATAAGGAACATCTCTCTAATACTAAGTGCCACTCGACTCCGCTATTTGTCTCTGCTTATAGGTATCCATAATTCCGAATACGATTTCGAGTCTCCGTAGCGTATGAGGATCTTCGTCTAAGATTCCATGACCAGAGGGAGTTTGATTAAGCCTCTCACACAGAGTGGCTAATCTAATCCAATGGATTGCTTCGTTTATCTTCCCCTCAAGAACGTCCTCTATTCGGGGGGTGTAGTTTCCTGATTGGTTGAAGATGAGTCGGTAGACGATTCGGGAAAATTTCCCTCTTCTTCCTCCGTCAGTTCCTGATTGAGAGTATCAATGTATCCCTCAATTTCTTGCCCAATACGAGGGTCAAGCGTGTCTACATCTTTTGGCTTGCTGAAATCAAGCTTTCTACCAGACTCATCTTCAAGGTTATGATCTACGATGCAGTTTGCGAATTCGTAGTGCCGTGCAGCCTCCTGGAGAAGTTCCATGCCGATTTCATCTGGCATACCATCTTCTTGAACCTGTCCATTCTGCTGTGCCCTCAGGTACGCACGACCGGACATATCCCTACGCTTAAGCATTCCACCGAAAGGCAGACGCTTAAGCTCCACAAACCCGTCAGGGCACGACTTAAGATCGTGCCTGACAGTTTCTACTGAAACCGTAGCTCTTGGCATTTCCTCTCCTTTATATGGGCTACGTAATGGTAGTAGGCGACGTTACGACCAAGCTGTACGGGCCTACCGCTCCTGCTTGGTTGACGATTCGTAGCTCCGCGTCCGCTGCAACAACGTCCCCGATACCCGGAAGGTTAATTGGATACGTGTTGTAGATGGAACGGAATGCTTTGAAGTCAACCTGATTGTTTGCATCCAAGTTAGAGTACATACGGAGTGCTCGCGCAGTTGCGTTGATTACGTTGTCGTAATCTCCGCGAGTCTCGAAGTCAAAGTTTGCCGTAACCATATACTCACCTTCACCCCACACGATCGCACTAGCCTGACGAGAGGCCACGATTCTGTTGCGTGGAGCACCATTGTTATTAATGGTTGCGGTAAACGAGTTGAAGGTTGTGCTAGGCGACGCGAATGCAGGGGATGATCCCGCCGTATCCAGATAAATCTGGTGAGCACCCGCACCCATAATTGCAGGAGCGGTAAACGTCGGAGTCGGAGGCGTGTCTCCACCCGCCGAAACATCTCCAAGCCCTACCATTGTCATACTGGACTTGAGAGTACCATCCTCAATGCGAATATTAAAGCTGCCTACAACACAGCCCACGTACTTGAACACGACTCCGTTTCTAACGACCGTAACCGAAAGAGACTTAGCAACCGTAGCGCCCGCTCCCGTAGAAGCTGACGCAGTTGCCGACGGAACAAACGTGTAGACGTACGGGCCAGAACCCGTCTTAGTGATTGAATGCCTTGCGGCATACATGAAGTAAACCCATGTTGCAGGATCTACGTCAACATCAATGTCTCCCTGAATGCTGTAGTAGTTCTGTGCTACATCGTTGACGACAGTACTCTTGCGAATTGCGGGCGAGAAGTACTTGTCCTCATTGTAGCCAAACGACTCAGACAAAACAGGAACATATACCGTAGGGGCAACGTATGTACCATACGTGGTTTCGTGTGCAATGCCTACGAACCCGCCTCCACCAATGCCAGGAGCCATTTATGCTTCACCCCTTTCGGCTGCAACCTTCGCTGCACTCTTTTCTCCCTTTGTTTCATCGGGAGCATTAGCGAAGTTGGGATTTTCTGCGAGTGCCTTTTCCAAAGAAACTCCGTTCTCTGCTTCGTACCTCTCCAGTACATCATCTTCCACAGTTACCTGACTCCCATTTTTAATGAGAGCAACACCGGGAATGTCAATCTCCGTGCCCTTCGGCAAATCGGGATTGTTGTATCTGATTGTCAACTTGCCCATATATGCTCCCTCTGTTCTGCTCTCCAAGAGAGTCGAGTACCGACAACTGCCTGTCCCTGTGGAGTTGAAAGCCTCCCAGGATCTTCCCTAAATACCACGCCCACAATTACGTTATTATCCATTGTTCTATTCTGATGCAAAAGAGTTACAATGTTGCGGGCCATTTGGATATCTTCTTGTGTTCTCCTAGTCTTGGTCTTAGTGAGCTTGGCGTGCATTACATAGATTTGCACGTTTAACATTAATGCAACTTGCATTCCTGTTGCAACTAATTCGCGTTCTACCGTATCGGGGACGACGATCACAGAGGGAAACGTTGGAATCAATTTTTGATCCGCTGGATAGGCTGCTTTTAGTTCGTCGCCCCCGACCGGCGTAAGGGACGCCCGGTTGTCCCAAATCAAGTCTTTGATAAACGTGGCGCATTCTTCTGTGGAATAGAACGGCATTAATCAGTTGCATTAACAATTGCAATGAGCCAAGTCTCGAAGATTTCCATGACTCCCACTTCACTCTCGGGAGTAAGACTGATAAACGGACGGGCTGGCATCATTCTAGTACCCGTCTGATGGAATAGCCAATAATCAGGGGCGCTGCCACCTGTGAAACCCAAGGTGTCGCCTGCAACGGCATAGCTACTCGGATTAGCTGCACCACTACGCAGCGCCCCTGTCTTGTGGAGAATACCTACATTCTCCGCTTCCGCGATTGGCGCGTAAGATTCCGCCCACGGTGCCCATCCCGGCCCCTCTGCATCAAAGATAGACTGAATCCCCTCAGAGACAACCGGGATTGACGCCATGAGTGGTACTTCTAAATCTTCCACTGCCGCAGCAGCCGCAAAAAAGTCCTCTGCGACTACTATAGGCTCAGGCGACCAATCAATTGTAATCAAAACGCAAGATCCATTCCGAATTTGCGCGCCGTTCTCGGATCATTGTCCTGTTTGTTGCCTGGATAGAACATATCACCCGTGAACGACGCGCCCGCTTCGATATCCACCACTTCGCCCGATTCCAAATCTACAATGCTCAACGTGCCATTAACAATCTGTCGAAGAATGTCCATAGCCTCATTGTAGAGTTGCTGTGCATACGGGCTTACTTCATTGACGTCCTCGCTGTAGAGTTTCCTATATCGGAAAGCTGCAACGAGTCTGCCTGCGACACTCCGAATCAGAATTGGCGTTTTGTTAGGGCTTTTCCACAGGGCCATTTGTGCCGGATCTACAAACCCGGCTAGCATCCCACGGATAATCCGCTCCGCGTCAATCTGTTCCGGTTCCGAATCCGCGTCTGTAACGTAGACTTTGGATTCGTCCAAGAACGTATTAACGTCCTCAGTTGTCGCTAGAGCCACTCTTGCTCTCTGACTTCTTTGCAGCAGGCTTCTCAGCTTCGGCCGCTGCCAGCGCTGCCTTGTGGCTAGCCTGTGCCTCCGGCCTATTTGCACTGAGAGCAATTGCATCCTCTGCGGCCTTCTTGTCCAGTGAATCTCCCTCGTCAAGATCAAGGGCCTGTCCACTGTTAGACAGCTCTGTAAGCTCTGTCTGGTTATCGTCGTTTTCCTCAGCCAGTCGCCTAAGCTCTGCCTGACGCAAATTCAAGCTGCTTAGAGACTGTCCAAGATTCTCGGGGAGCTTAACACCGCCCTGAGGTTCAAAGCCGCCCCTGCGAGCAAGCACCTGCTCGTCCACAAGGACGCCCATCTCACGAAGTTCCTCCACAGAAGGAGGCCCTTCATATCCCTTAGGGAGTGGTTCCCCTCTCAGAGCCTTAGACGGCTCCTTAACCATAACCCCGTTATCAAACTCGGCATCGTTGCCGTAAACGAGGTCACTAGTCAGGATTTCAGCCATTGCTAATAACCACCCTTCCTTTTGCCTTTTCGTCTACTAGGCAACTGCTGCCTTAATGATGTAGGCGGCGGCGCTGGACACGATCTTTGCATCGTACTTCATGGACGCCCGAATGACGTCGCTCTTGCGTGGTTCCTCACGCCAACGATCCACTGTCCTAACGTTACCGTCGTCATAAGGCTGAACGAAGGTCTTGGCGAAGGTCTTAACCCTCTGTCCCTCTGTCTCGTCAACCCGTGCGATAATAACGTCCTTACCCCAGAACGAAGCCATAGACTCCGTTGCATCCGGGTTATCAGCGTTGTTGTAGCTGGCGTCTGCAAGCAAAATCTCACCGTCAAATCCGGTAAGCTGACTTACAGCCGATCGGACATCCGGTTCAATGCGGAAGTACTGATAGCGAGAAATAACCTTAGGATGATGCTCCATCCACGTCCAAACTTCCCACGGGATAAGCATAAGGTTCGCACGCTGTCGAGTATCTGCATAGATAGCCCGAAGTCCTGCCGAGATATCCTTAAACGGATCGCTCGTACCACTGTAGTCTGACCACTGGTTCACACCCGCAAGCGTGGTGCTGTGACCGCCTGCATAGTTTGCAGTGTTCCGTGCCATTGTGGATACCTCAAGCTCATGCCTAAGGCGAATAGCCCTAGTAACAAGCTCGGTAGCATCCTGCTCAGGATCAAGGTCGGCCTCAATGTTGGCCTGCTGAATTGCATTAGCAGCCGCAACGTTTGCCCGTTCCTCATCGGTAACTGCTGCCTGAAGCGAGTGCTCCTGAACCCAGTAATTGTCCTCGCTCCATTTTCCGGCACGAATCTCGTTCGCAACCGTGCCCGGTTCACGCCTGTCAGGAAACACCATCCATGCGCTTCTATCGAAAACGCGGTAGCGTCCTGAAGGAAGTGTAACGCGGGTAATAGGGAACAATCGTTCCCCAACGAGGGTTTGATCCTCGAAGCCTACCGATAGACTTGTAAGGAGAGGATCAGTGTATACCCCATAAGCGTCGTAGAGTGGCATCTATACCTCCTACAGTACTCTACCCGGCAGATCCAACTGGATCATCGTGCGCTGGCCCGTTGCTGAAGTTGCAGAGCCGACACACCTGCCGATTACGCGGTTTGAAGCAGTAGCAGCAACTACTGCCCTTCCACTGGTATCACACATGACTTCCTGACCGACGGAAATAGCACCGCCAGCTTCCATCTCTGTGATCCCCTCCATTGCCACAGGCACACCTTTACCGCGAGCCTGCTCGCCTGCACTGACAGATTCCTGTGCAACTCCCGCACAAATATCAGTGGAGGCAGTTACCTGAATTACAGTTTGCTCGGCAGAGAACTTAACGCCACGGAACTTTGTAATAGCACCGCCCGCGTCATAGCCCTTGTCGAGAATAAAGTTTCTTGCACTAGTTGGCATTTACCTTACCTCCTGGTAGGCACAGCGTCACGGTATGCCTTGAATCCGTCAGGATTCTCACGGGCCGCAAGAGAAACGGCATCTCCGAAGCTCATCTTCTCGTCTGCTTCCTTAATCTTGGTCTGAACCAAGTCCGTGAACTCCTTGACCAGTTCCTCCGCTTCCTTGTCCTCAGTGTCAACAGCGTTTCCACGCTCACTAAGCTCAACAAGCGGCTGCTTCACAACTTCTCCAACAACCTCGGAGAATTCCTGCGGAGAAAGAGCACCCTCAGAAAACTTCTTGTGGGCACCTTCCAACTTCTCACGGACAACCGGCGCTACACTGTACCGCCTACCGTTCTGCTCAATATCCGTGAAACTATCAGCGAAGCTCTTGGCGTCGTTAACGCGATCCTTCTCTGCCAATTCCTGAAGGCGTCGTGCTTCCTCAGGAAATGCCTCAGCAAACTGCATCGCCTTTCGTTCCTCAGCCTTGCTCTCGCTGAAAGCCTTAGCATCGGCCATGACGGAATCCAGACTTTCCATGATATCCTCATCATCACCGATACCGAGCTTTTCCCTCAGTTCTTTCTCATCCACTTCTTTGCTCCCTTCTGGATGCTGTGGATCATCCTCTGGCTGCAATCCCTCCTGAAATACAACAGGTTCGGATTCACGTTCTCGCGGCTCAGGAGGATTTCCACTGCCTGGTTCGGCGTGTTCCAAATCCGCCACTTCCGCTGCCAACTCCGAATAATTAACCGGAGCCACACCCTTCAGATACGGATGGTTAGTCAATCCGCCTCCGTAGAGTACGTTTTTGTGTACCTCCTTAGTCTCAGGATGTTCCCATTCGTCGTGATACGAGACTGAAAAGTACTTCCAAGCGCCGTCCCTAATCTCCGCAACAGCTTCACTGGTAGGCTCAACGCCTACCCAAAGCCCATCGTCGCGAATTTCAACTTCTTTAAATGTTCCTGCCGCTTTCTTTCCCTTAGCGGGATCTAGTCCATGCTCGTAATCTGCCGTCAACTCCATACCAACAACGTTGGCATTGTAGTTGGCAAGCATTTGCTCCGCTTTTTCCTGTGTAAATTCAACAGTTCCATACACAGGATGGGTATAAGACTTAAACGGAAATGCGTGAACCCAAATGAGTTCCACGGGATCATTAAAGTCACGCGGCAGTGCGTGCATTACTGCCAATTCAATGTTGGTATCCATTATCCTCCAACCTTACTAACTGTCGCTAGGCATCTTGTTGACCCTACCCTGCTGCTGTCCTGCACCACGGCTCGCAGGCGGCGGATTACCAGGCTTTTGCTGTGGCGGAGGCTGCACGTTAGTCTGTGAGACTCCTGTAGCTGGAGCACCGAATCCTGCTCCAACTGCGCCGCGTGGGATCGAAGTGTCAAACTCTTGCTGCATATCGAATTCCCGCCGAACCCACTTCTCAGTTTCATCATCTGCCGTAAGGAACGTACTTGCATTGCGAAGTGCTGCCGCAAACACCTGCAAGTCACGCATCTCTCCAATGCGGCGTACACTGAGCCTGGGATATGAGTCAACATCGAAATTGTAAGATACTAATTGAGGAATCAGGTAGGTGTTGAAACAGTCAGCAATCAGATTACCTACATGACGCAAGGATTTCAAGAACAAGTCTAACATAGTTCCTGAAGTTGCTCTTGCTCCACTAGCCCCACCTGCACCCGATCCTTGACCTAGATTAATGAACTGCACAAGGACGTTCCTAGCCACCATTAGATCGTGGTGCATGGCCGATTCCAAGGCGTCTACCTGATTTCCCGGTAGATCCTTAAATCCAAACTCCCATCCCGGCGGCTCAATAAAGTAGCTCTTTTCGTTTGCACGAATGTTACTCAGCATTTCACTTGCAAAGGCCAAGTCGTTCGTGTTATATCCGGGTGGCGGCTTTCCATACGGCACTCCAATACCATGCCGTTCCTTCTGCACACCATCAATCTTGTAAAAATTGTCCTTGTAGTAGACGTGTCTGTAAGCAGTTCTAATCAGCGAGTTTCCTTCTAGGTTTCCTCCCTCCTGGTCGAACGTAAAGATAATCAGTTTTTCAATCGGGATATCTACGTCAATCTGCTTGCTCGTTGGATTTGCAGGATTGGTTACTGTCTGGACAATTCCCCTCGGCCCACCGTGACTGTCATATAGGAATTCCTTAATCGTGCTCTGTGGACGGGGTGCAAGCTTCCGCAGACCGATTACTTTCCTTGTGTTTCGGTTTGGTTCGTTCGGTCGCCAATTCTTCCACTCGTATACCGGCTCTAGAACCGAATGCCCGTAGCTCATAAAGGACACGATATGTTCCAATGTCCTAACCCACGCAGAAGTCATCCCACGAAATAATTGATCCTCAACAAATAGGGCCGCGTCTTTATCCGTGTCGGAGTCTCCTGCTTTTTCGACAAACCAATCTGCTCCAAGGACAGGAATAGTGCAGGCGCGAATTGCAGTTCTAGTCTGTGCATCGTTATGCAGAATTTGCCTGTAGACCTTATTCGCGCTCTTACGTCCCCTTAGCTCAGGGATATTGTCAAACCACGACACAGGGGCATTGACTCCGTATTCCGCC